TTATTTTCGGACACCCCGTGCCAAAGCATCGAGGGCGACATCCAGCAGGCGGGATTCGGCGCCTGCCTGAAGTGTACCGTCTTTGCTCATCGGCAGGTAGGGGCGGTCGGGGATGTTGACTTGTTTGACGCTGTGGAAACTACCACCAGCTTTGAACACCAAATAGGGTTTGTTTTTGGCTTCGATGGTGCCGCCGAACTGGTGGATGGCGGCATAGGGTTTGTTGGTGCCGATGCGGGCGAAGTTGTTGCCGGAGGCGGTGTGGATGCTGGCGGCCAGCTGCCCGCTCTGTTGTAGGATTTTGCCGCCGCGCTTGGTGGGATCCCATTTCCTGCTGCCCCAGCGTTGACGTGCGAAGTTGTCTTCGGTGATGCTGAGCAGTTCGGCGGCCATCGCCTTCATCATCGGGCGCGGGTGGCGGGCGTTGCGCAACAGTTGGCCGAGGCCGCGTTGCAGGTCGCCGTCGTCCAGGCTGATTTCCAGCATCGTCATCCTTTCAATAGATTAATTACCCAAGCCAATTGGGCGGCATTGAGCGAGGATTTGAAACGCTCGTTGCCCATCATCTGCCGCAGCGCCACACGGGCAATATCTGGATGGGCGGCCTGCGCCTTATCCACCGCCACCGAAGCCATGCGCGAGAGCATGGCTTTGCCTTGGTTGGCATTGAAGCCGGCATTTGGGGCGACGAATTTGCCGTTGATGCGGATGCCGGTGCGTTGGGCATGGCGTTCTTCGCCGGTATATTGGTTGACACCGATGTCCACGGTTTGGGTTTCCAGCTGCGGGCTGGGCTGCACTCTTCCCTCCCCCCGGCTGCGCGATAAGGGTCGAACTCGGCAGCGGCAGCGGTAGTCCAAGGGCGGATACAGGCTGTCCCACACCGGGTCGTCGGCGGCATAAACGCTGCCGTGCAGCAGGCGGTGGGTCTCGCGGGTGCGCTCGTCGTTGACCGCCACGTATTCCCAGTATGGGTGAGTATCCACGGCATCCATCATCTCGGCATAACGCCCAGCCATATAGGCCGACTGCATATTGGTCAGGTAGATGGTTTTCAGGCGGTGCGGGCTGCCCAGGCGCACGCTTTGCAGTTCGCCCGTGTCCGGGTGCGGCAGGTCTTGCTTGCCCCACCAGCCCTTGGCCTGCAATACCGGCGTCAGTTGCCCGCTGAACTGTTCCAGCGTTTGCCCGCTTTCGGCGGCTTTGACCACGGCGGCATAGATATCGCCGACCACATCCATGCCGGCGGTTTTGGCTACGGTGAAGGCGGTGGCGTGCGCATCGTCCAGCATGTCCTGCCAGTCCCATGATACGTTGATGCCTTTCTGCTGCAGATAGGCCACGGCGGCTTCGGGCTGCATGCCGAAGATGGCTTTGATGTCTTCGGGATTCATTCGGCCAGCTCCTCAGCAGCTTCCACCCTGCCGACCAGTTCGGCCAGGAAGATTAAGCGTGCCAACTCCTCTTGAAGCGCGGCATCATCCATATTCGGATAAACGGCGGTCAGCCTGTCCAGCACTGCTTCAGGCGTGGCTTGTCCCTGTTTCAGGCTGCCAATCAAGATATCGGTTAATGCCTGCCCCTGTGCATTGAGGCTACCTGAAAGCGGGGCGAGGGTGTCGATGACCAAGCCGGCATCGGCAGCCGGCCGGTGCTCGGCGAAGTCGGCCAAAGGTGACGCCGGCGTCGCATTTGGCGGAGAGGCTACCTGAACAATATCGTCGTCGCTCAGGTTGTAGGCGCGTTTCCAGTAGCTTTCGGATAACCGGACACCGCAGCCGGTCAGGATTTGGTCGCGTTCGGCCAAGGTCTTGTCGCCTGCTTCTTCGGTGTACAAAACAAACTGCGGGCGCGGGGTGTCGGCGGCGAAGTTGAAACCGCAGATCCAGTCGATAAGCTGATTCAGGCAGCCTTCGACGATGCGGCAGTCGTTGTCGCGGATGTCTTTGGTTACCTCCAAACCGGCGGTGGCGCTGGCGTGGGTGCTGTCTTTTTCGGTGGTCTGGTCTTGGCCGAGCAAGGCAATCGCAATCTCGGAGCGGCAGTAGCGGATAAATCGGTCGTACACATCAGCACTACCCTGTTTGCCCGCCGCCTCTTTGATTTCGACGCTGGAGTCGTCGGGAATAGTGGCCACCGAGTTGCCGATTAGCTGCTCCAAAGCATCCAGCAGGCGGTCGGTGTCTTGGTCGGTATTGCTGCGCGGCTCGCGGCCGATGATCCACGGTGCGCCGAATTTCTCCGAGAACTCCGCCCAGAATTTCAGGCCGCCGCGTTTGAAGATGGTCGGCCAGTAGATACAGGACAAATCACCGATGCCGTAGGGGTTGATGTAGCTGGCATTGTGGGTCGGGCACAGGAATTTGAAGGCCGGTACCGGTTCGTCGTTCAGGCTGCCTGAAAGGCGGAAGCGCAGCTGCCCGTCTTGGTCGAACTGAAACCACTCCTGCGGCTTGGCCACGATCTCGGACGGCAGCCACAGGCTGCCCCGCTGCCAGATGATTTCCAAGGGCTGATAGCCGTACAGGGTGGCATCTAGGATTTGGTTGATCAGGCGGTACAGGTCAAAACCGGAAAACAGCTCGGCAAGGGTGTCGCAAACCGTATCAGGCGCACCGTTGGCTTCGATGCGCCATTCCATACCGGCCACCGCCGACTTTCGGCGGCGCACATGGCCGGCGACAATTGGGTCGGACAGCAGCTCGCGGTAAACCGAGATGTCGCGCCCGAGCTTTTTCAACACAGGGTCGGGATTGGGCAGATAGCCGCCGAAGCCGCCGATGCCCCAAAAGCGTTGGGCAACGGCGAGGTGGGCGGTCAGGTCGGCGAGTTTGAGGGTAACCGCGCCGTTGGCGGTTTTGAGTTTGAAGTGGGGTTTGGCCATATCAGTATCCTCGGGTTAAGGGGCTGCTGCGGCGGATTTTACGGCTGGCCACACGTACCGGGCCGGTGTTCAGTTCACGGCTGGCGTAGTGTGCCAACACAAAGGCAATCGCCGCGTCGCCGTGGCGTTTTTTGCCGTCCGCTCCTTTGGTGCGGGTGTCGGGAATACGCGGCACGCCTTTGACCAGTTCGAAGGCGCGCAGGTCGGTCAGGATGTCTTCGTCGCGCGGCAGGTCGGTCAGCGTGCCGTCTTCGAGGGCGGCTTTGAACGGGGCGGTATGGGTTCGGTACCAGTTTTCGGACAGCATGACCGCCTCGCATACCTCCGCGCCGAATTCGTCGCGCATGGCTTCGGCAATGGATTGGCCGTTACCGCGTGCATCCAATGCCACACCGCGCAGATTGGGCAGGCCGTGCAGCAGGTGCTTCATAATCTGCTCCTGCTGGGCGAAGGGCATATTGCCCAGTTCCAATACAAAGGGCGGCTTCAGGGCTAGGTTCGGCTGTTGCAACAAGGGGACGATCACGGTGCGGTCGCCGCTGCGGGCAAAGTCTTCGCCGACAAAGCTGGTGCGGGTTTTGTCCAAGCCGTCAAGCAGCGGTTGCAGGATGTCGGCCAGCCAGTCCGCCACTTCGGCAGCACGGCGCGGTTCGGGCAGCAGGCCGAAATCGTCGCTCTGATCGTAACGGATAACCGGCGTGTACGGATTCATGCGGCTTTCGATCAAGGCGCGGTTGAGCCATTTGCCGCCGCCGTTTTTCGGGATGCAGTCCAATTCCTCGCTGGCATCCTCGCCGTAGAAGTCGCGGATTTCCTTGCACCAATCCGCCTCTCCCTCCACCGTCCACTCCAAGCCCCGCCGCAGGCAGATACGGCGGTACAGCCCCTGCTCAACCGCTTCGTCAAAGGTAATACGGTGGATGGAATACGGCTTTTTGCCTGCGCGGATGTCGGTAATCAGCTCGTTGAACGGGTTGTCCACGCCGTCGTGGGTGGAGATGATGTGTACCTGACCGCCCCACATCAGCAAGGCCATTGCAGCTTTGAGCAGCTCGCCGAGCTGCTCGTGGAACGCTGCCTCGTCAATGATGACGCGCCCCTGCTTACCACGCAGGTTGGACGGGCGGCTGGACAGGGCGGTAACACGCCAACCGGAGGCAAAACGAATGACGAAGGCAAGCACGGATTTCTGCTCGTCGCCCTCGACAAACACTTCCTCGGTTTCTTCAATCTCTCCCGCCGCCAAGCCGTAGAACTTCGCCCAGTTGGCACAGTCGCGGATGAATTCGATGGCCATGTCTTTGTTATAGCCGATGTACCAACTGTCCATGCCGTTTGCCGAGGCGGCCAGCAGCGCGGTGTCGGCGGCTTCGCCCCAGCTCAAACCGATACGGCGCGATTTTTCGCACAGCTTGACCGGCGAAGTATCGGCGCACCAGCGCTGCTGATAAGGCAGCAGCGCCATCGGGGTGCGGTCTTCAGTCGGCCGTTTGGCCGGACTGGTGCTTTCAGGCTGCCTCATGACGCAATCCCCAAAATCTGTTTGCGGATGGCTTCGGCCGCTTCGTCGGACAAACCACCCTTTCTAGCCTGTTTGGCTACATCATCGGCAGCAGCGGCCACTTTGGCTTTTACTTTGGCTTGATATTCTTTCAATCGTGTACCGGCGGAGATAAAGCCCGCCATGCGCCGTGCGCCTTCGCTCATCATGTCGAAGCGCTGCATGGGCGACAAATCCTCATCCGACACTTCGCCGATGGCTACCAGCGCATCAAACAACTCAGTCTGTACCAGTGCCATCAGGGCTTCGGCACGGGTGTCGCCTTCGTCGGATGCTCCCTCGGCAATCAGACGGGCGGCCTCGGTGCTGGCCTTGATGCTGGCATAACGCCGCTCCACCTGCTGCCCGTAACGGTGCACGGCGGAGCGGCTGACTTCGTAGCCTTGCTCATGCAGCCATTCGGTCAGCTCGCTGTAGTTGGCAAAGCCGTTCTCGGCCAGCTTGCGCTCAAAGGCGTGGCGGATGTCTTCCGGCAGGGTGGCCAGTGTGCTGCGGCGTGCCATATTTAACCCTCCCAGTATTTATCGGGGCGGGCGATGCCGGGCTGGCAGTCGATGGTGTACTCGGCCAAGTCCACACCGAGCCGGGTCAGGTCGGCAAACCACATGCCGGCAGGCTGCTTGGTCAGATCGATCAGGCGGCGGTCGCTCAGGTATTCGAGCTGCTGGCGCAGCTCCAATGCGGTGGCATCGGGATAAATGCCGCGCATCACGTCCAACAGGAACACTTCGCTGGAGGTGTACGGCCGGGCTTTGTTCAGGGTGTTGATCAGATGCCAGCGCATCCCTTCTCTGCGGGCTTTATCGTTCATTTCTTTTGGCTTTCTATTTTGTACAAGTCGGTCAGTGTGTGCTGGATGCTGTCCATCTTGGCTTCCAGCACGGCTTGGTTGCGGATGTAGTCTTCGCGCAGAACATACTTTTCCGGCAGGATGGCCTTTTGCTCGGCGAACTGGTTGTCCATGCTTTCCAGCTTTTGCTGCATGGTCTCAAACTGCCGCTGCCGCTCGGCCTGCTGGTTTTGAAACTGCGCCAACAACATCTTGCCGAAGCCCCAGCACACGCCGAGAAAAGAGAGCAGGAAGCCGACCAGCTGCCAGAACTCAATGCTGATAAAGGTTTTGTTTTCCATCATTAGGGGTATCCGATTTCTTGGTATGCCTGGCAGCCCACGCAGCGGGTACAGCCGGGGACGGCCAGGCGGCGACGTTTGGGGATGCGGGCGCCGCAATCTACGCAGTACAAGAGCGAGGTGGCGGCCGGGTTTTCAGGTAGCCTGATTTGGCGTAGTGCCTCCTCACGCGCCAGCTCCTCCTGCTGGGTGGCTCTGTCTGAAATATCCATTACTGCTTGCTCCGATACCATTCCTGCCACCCGCGCACTTGGGTGTCGCGTTTGCCGCACCATGCGCCGTAGTCGGCGGCGTGATTGAGCAAATCCGTGGGGCTGCCTGAAACCGGCGGCGCCGGGCGCGGATGCTCGGCCAGCAGTTCGGCAGCGGCGGGCGGCAGCACCGGGCGCTCCACCACCTTAATCGGTGTAGCCAAGGGCTTGTTTGTAGAGCTGCAGGCTGTCAGCGCCAAGGCCGCTGTAACAACGGCCGCTGCTTTGATCGTTTTTGACTGCATTTGCTATCTCCTGTTTGATACGTGTGGTTTGGGTATCCAATCGGCGGCTGGTTTCGGCCAGCTTTGCCGATTGGCCTTGTGCGAAGTCGTACCATTTCTGTCGCTCGGCGCTGATTTCGGCCACCTTGGCGTTGTAGGCTTGTTCGGCGGCCAGCGCCTGCTCGGTATGGCGCTGCTGCAGCTGTGCGATTTCGCCGCGATAGATACGGCGTGCGTGGGTGTAGCCCGCACCGTATACGCTGGCCAATGTCAGGCCGATGCCGAGTGCGTACAGCAAAGATTTATTCGTCGGTAGCATCCACATTTTGATCTCCCTGTTGTTTGATCTGTTCCAGCTGCGGGATGATGGATAGGCCGCGCTTGATGAGGGCATAACCACCCACAATGCAGCCGTAGCTCCACCACATCCACTCCACCGGTTCGGGTGCCATGACAAATTTGTAGGTCATCACGGTATAGGCCACATTCGCCCACACCTTGGTGTGGCTGGCTTGGCCGGTAGACGGGTTGGTAAAGGCGCCGGCAAGCCAGTTTTTAAGGCTATTCATCTTCCAGCCTTTCTGCGCCGTTTGGCGGCGCGTCTGGCGGCAGCCACACCGCTGCGGCGGCCGCTAAGCGGATAACTGGCCGCGCCGACCGAATATTCCAGCCGGGGTGCGGGATGGGTTAGGCTCGGCAATACAGTAGATGATGCCAGCGCTATTAATGTTTTTTCCTCTTTCATGCTTTGACCTCTTCGGCAATGGCGGTTGCAATGGCGCGGCAGATGCTCCATTTGGTTTGCTTCCATTGGGCTAAGTCCGCGTCGTTGGAAATAAAAAACGGCTCGAAGATGATGCCGCCGGATTGGGCGTAGGCTAGGCGGCTGTGCTGGCCGGCGTTGTCGGGCTTATAGCCGCCCTCGCCGCGCAGCTTCCAGCCGCTGATGTCGGCCACAGCTTGACAGAGCCGCTGGCAGGCGGCTTTGTTTTTTGGGGTGGATAAGGCTTCAATGCCTGTCGCGGTTTTATTGAGTGCCGCATTAGTGTGGAACTCGACGGCCAGGCGGCTGCCTTTAATGAGCTTGACTGCCTCGCGCAAAGGCAGGTTACCCTTGCCCTCACCGTCGGTTTTAACCTCCAATCCATAGTCGGTGCGGAGGATGGCGGCGACGATGTTACGCATGTCTTGCGCGATGTCGGCCTCGCGGTCGCTGCCGTTGACGGCGCCGGGGTCGGTGTTACTGTGTCCTGCGGTAATGGTGATATACATAAGAAAATCCCTGCATCAAATGATGCAGGGATTCTGCGCTGGAAGCTGTCCACGGTCTTTTAAAACGTTTTCAAAAATACGTTCGCCGCCGCTTCTAGGATGGTATCAGAAAAATTCGTCCAATGTCTTTTAATTCATTTTCCGAAAATGCGGGAAATCAACGGCACAGGCTTTCACAAGGGACGCCGTCGCCGTCGCGGTCAAGGCGGCCTACGCCGCATTGCCTGAGATAGAAGCGGGCTTCAGCGCAGCTGGTCATTTCGCGGCAGAAGCGTTTGCCGTTGCAAGCGAAGCCGCCCTGATTATTGCGGCGCGGTTCATGCGGTGGCAGGATTTGCCGTGATACCGTGCCGGCACGGCGACCATGCCGAAACTCGCTGGGGTAAATGGGGTTGGGCTCCGACCATAACCCACGGCTGGCGCGGCGCGCCTGCTCTTCCAAGCGCAGATATTCGTTATCCCGCACATATTCGCGGTATGCCCAAGCATAGCCGCTCCGCACCATCTCTTTATTGATGTTCAGGCTACCTGAAAATACCTCTGCAATAGTGCGCCCGTATTTATCCAAACCCTCGGTTCGGAGCTGCACCTGCCTGCCGTGCACCAAAGACGACAGCTTCCGTTTGGCTGCCTGCCCGAAGGCCTGGCCTTTTTCAGGGGCGTCGATTTGGTTCAGGCGCACTTTAATCTGCTGATTGCCCGCAGCCAGGCAAGTCAGCGTATCCCCGTCGGACACTCCGACCACCCGGCAGGAAACGGTTTGGGCGGCCGCCATTAACGGCAGCAGCAAAACAGCTATCAGCAAAGCTCTCATCTCTTCATCCTACTTTATTTTTCGCAAGTGCCGCGATTGCCGCCATCGCTTTGGCTGCATCCTCAATCGCATTCTGCCCCTGCTCGTTGGCCGAACGGAAATCTTCCAACAACTGCCTTTCGCGCTCGTTTAACGGCGCTTCCACATGATAAGCCCCTTGAGGCTCGCGCAGCACGGCAGCCGCCGGGGCTAATTTTACCGGTGCCGGCGGCGTAGTGCTCACAAAGGGTTCGCCTATCCCTGTTAGCAGCCAGTTTAGGTTTACACCCAAATGGGTGCTTATTTTTGCTAGATTATCTACATCAGGCTTTCTTTCCCCGCTTAGATAATTTTGGAGTGTGCGATATTTCAAACCAGAGATTTCAGAAAAAGATTTTATATTCAATCCTTTAATTTCCATCACTTGTTTTAGGCGAATATTTATGCTCATTTGTGCATTTTCCTGTTGCATATACTCATTTGTTCGTATAATATACACGCAACACCACAGTTAAAACCAATCCGACACAGAAAAGGACGAAAAATGACCGAACAAGAATTGCGTCGAATCATACGTCAGGAAATCCAAGCGGCCTTGAGCCGGAAGAAAAAGGCTTTTATCCGGCTGGCTTCCCGGCGGCGGCAACTTCGGATTGAACATTTTCGGCACTCTCTCGAACAAGCTTGGCTGTCGCTAAGAAGCGTTCCAAAGCATAGACCTTATTAGGATCAATCGGAGAATCCGCCTCCGCCGCCTCTTTTATTTTCTGTCGATGGACGGTTCCTATTCCGGACGTGATTTCATCAAAGAAAAGGGGAGACTGCAAACGGATGGCGAGGCAGATGGGATAGAACACCAAGTCGAGACTCTCAATACGGTCACTTAACCCATCTATCCGGCGGTACAGCTCGGCAATATGTTCTTCGGCAGTAGAAAACCCAGGGGCATTGTCGATATGCATGGCGCGGGACTCCTTGGAATAAACGATTAGCACAGATTAACACAGGTAGGCACTAAATGAGTAAGCAACATGACAAATTTCTGCCGCTGCCCTATCCGCAGACAACACAGTCGGCACAGCGGTACTTCGTGCGGCACGGCATCAACCGCAGCGCATGGGCAAGATATTTCGGCTTCGAGCGCACGGTGGTGGAGCACCTGTTGCGCGGCCAACTGAAAGGCCGGCGCGGTATGGCGCACGAGGCGGCGATTAAATTGGGACTGAAAGAGCAACCGGAGGATTGATATGGCGAGCGGAAAAGGACAGCGGCTGCTGAGTGTCTTCAAGGCATTGGAAGCGCACCCGCTAATCGGCATCAGCAATAAGGAAATCGCCGACGGCCTAGACCTTAACCCATCTTACGTTACCCGCGAGCTGGAAGATTTGATTGAGGCGGGGCTGGTGGTGAAGCTGGATAACGGCAATTTCGCCTACAGCGTGAAGACGCTTCAGATTGCCGAACGGTTCAGACGGCAACAGGAAGGCATGATGGCCAGATTGGAAGAGCTGAACCAACGTACCACTACATTTTGATAAGTTGCGACGTCGCAACTTTTGGAGACTAGAACATGAGCAACAAAATGGAAATCATTGAACACAGCAACAGCAACCAGACGGCTATGCACAGTCTGATGGTAATGGAGCAATGGGGCAACGGTGAGGCTTATAACGAAGATCGTTGGATTGAACGTGGCCGCCAAGCAATGAGGCAGACCGTTGAAGGTATGTTTGAGCTTGGTCGTGTCCTAATTGTGTTGAAAGAACACATGACTTGGGAAAAGTTCGCAGACGTCTGCGAAGTTTTTGGGATGTCGGCACGAGCAGCGCAACAGCTCACGCAAGCCACCCGCCGTTTTGCTACACCGCAAATGCAGAAGGCTCAGTCTAAGTTGATGGAGCTGGGTAAATCCAAACTGCTGGAGCTGCTGGTAGAGGAGGATGAGGCGATAGTCGATTTAGCTGACGGCGGCGATATCAACGGTCACACGTTGGACGATGTGGAAAGAATGACGGTACGCGAACTCCGCGCCGCCCTGCGCGAGAGCCGCGAAACCGCCGAGGCCAAAGACAAAATCATCGCCGACAAAAACAAGAAGGTGGACGAGCTGGCCGAGAAACTGGCCAAGAAGCAAACGGGCAAAGAGCCGAGCCCCGAAGACGTGGGCAGCGAGCTGACCATGCAGCTCTCCAGTTTGGAAGTGGCCGCCCGTAGCGACTTGAGCCGCTTTGCCGAGGTCTTCGAACAGATGCTGGCACACGGCGAAGCCAACGGCTACGACCACCGCCCGCAGATGGTGGCGGCCATCAACCAAATCATCCGCGATGCCGAAACCCTGCGCGAACGCTTTACCCTGCCGCAAGAAGCACCGACCAACGCCAAGCCGGAATGGCTGGACGGGGAGTAAACCATGAACCCTGCATTGACCGAGAAACTGGCTGCCGTGGCCGCTCATGCAGCCACCCTCGGCCACGGCGAGAAGGCAGGCTACCTGAAAAGTCAGGCGGCCGAGCTGGGCATCAGCGTGGCCACGCTGTACCGCAAACTGGAGGCGGTCAGCGTGAAGCCCTGCCGCAAACGGCGCAGCGATGCCGGCCGCTCGGAATTAAGCCTGCACGAGGCACAACTGATTTCGGCCGTGCTGATGGAGGCGATGCGGCGCAACGGCAAACGGCTGATGTCGGTCGCCCGCGCGGTGGAGATGCTGCGCGCCAACGGCAAAATCGAGGCTGCACGCGTGGATGAGGAAACAGGCGAGGTGCTGCCCTTGTCCGAGAGCACGGTTACCCGCGCCCTGCGCGAATACAAGCTGCATCCCGACCAACTGCTGCAGCCCGCGCCGGTGAACCGTATGAAATCGGAGCACCCGAACCACTGCTGGCAGATCGACCCCAGCCTGTGCGTGCTCTACTACCTGCCGCGCAGCGGCGAGGACAGCGGCCTGCGGGTAATGAAGCAGGAAGAGTTCTACAAAAACAAACCGAAAAACGTGGTCAAAATCGAAAACGACCGTGTGTGGCGCTACACCGGCACCGACCACGCCAGCGGCACCATCCTTGCCCGCTACTACTTCGGCGGCGAGACCAGCGCCAACCTGTGCGACTTCTTTATCTTCATGATGCAGGAGAAGGCAGACATCCTGAAAGACCCGTTCCGCGGCGTGCCGCGCATGGTGATGCTCGACCCGGGCAGTGCGAATACCTCGGCAGCGTTTAAAAACCTGTGCAAGTCGCTGGACGTGCATGTGCAGATCAACAAGCCGGGCAACCCGCGCGCCAAAGGACAGGTGGAAAAAGGCAACGACATTGTGGAAACGGCGTTTGAAAGCAGCCTGCGCTTTACCGAGGTGCACGACATCGGGCAGCTGAACCGCCTGGCCGAACGCTGGATGCGTTACTACAACGGCACGCAGATTCACAGCCGACACGGCCTGACCCGCTATCAGGCATGGAACAAAATCAAGGCCGAGCAGCTGATTCTGCCGCCGCCTGCCGACTACTGCCGCGAGCTGGCCGTTTCCGCACCGAAAGAAGCCAAGGTGTCGCCCGATCTGGAAATTCGCTTCGGCGGCCGGGTGTACAGCGTGAAAGACATCAAGGGTGTGCTGGTTGGGCAGAAACTGCTGGTGGCCAAGAACCCGTGGGAGCCGACCGGCGCACGTATCGCCACTTACGACAGCGAAGGCAACGAAATCTGGCAGGCGGTGCCGGAGGTGGTGTTCGACGAGATGGGCTTCAGAGTCGATGCCGCCGTCATCGGTGCGGAATACAAAGGGCAGGCCGACACCATCGCACAAAGCCACGCCAAGGCACTGGACAAGCTGGCGATGCAGGCCGACACGCTGGAAGCGGCAGCCGCCAAACGCAAAGGCAAGGCGGTGCCCTTCGGCGGCGAAATCGACCCGTTCAAACATCAGGAAGACACGCTGGCCGCCGCTAACACCCTGTATATGCCCAAGCAAGGGCAACAGATGGCCTACAACACGATGGAAGTGCGCGAGCAGGTGTTGAGCAAGGTCGAGCTGGCCAAGCTGCTCAAACCGCGCATCGAAGCAGCCGGCGGCAACTGGGGCGAGGCAGTGAAAACCCTGCAACGGCTGTACCCGGACGGGGTGGCCGCCAGCCAAATCGAAGAGGTATTCGGCCGCCTGAAAACCGCAGGCAGCCTGCGGATTGTGAAAGGGGCATGAGATGAAGGAAGCATTTAGAAAAATCGGCAAATCGTACGCCGTGGCCGCCGCCGAAATCGGCTGCAGCAAGCCCAGGTTGGTGGCGGTAATCAACCACGGTGAATGGCCGAAAAAAGGCGCAGCCGGGCTGCGCGAGAGTTTGAAGCAGTATTTTGAAAAGAATGGTGCGGCTATCCCGGCGAGCCTGAGAAACGAGCCAGAAACCGCACCTGCCCAAGCAACTGACGAAGACAAGGACGACGATATGTTACTACGAAAAGCCACTTTGACCCAAGCCACCCGCCGTTATTTCGGCCTGGTACGCGACCCGTTCAACGATGAAATCCGCAGCGCGGAAGACGTGTATATGACGCCGGATGTGCGCTATGTACGCGAGGCGATGTTCCAAACGGCCTGCCACGGCGGCTTTGTGGCGGTAGTCGGAGAGAGCGGCGCCGGCAAGTCCACCCTGCGCGAAGACCTGCAAGACCGCATCAACCGTGATGGCAGGCAGGTTATCACCATCGAACCGTATGTGCTGGCGATGGAGGACAACGACCAAAAAGGCAAAACGCTTAAGGCGGTACATATTGCGGAGGCAATTTTGGAGGCGGTATCGCCGGGAACCAGCCCGAAACGCAGCCCGGAAGCACGTTTCCGCCAAATCCACCGCGCTTTGTCGGAAAGCGCGAAAGCAGGCAACAAACACCTGCTCTTGATTGAGGAGGCGCACGGCCTGCCGATTCCCACCCTGAAGCACCTGAAACGCTTTTTTGAGTTGAAGAACGGTTTTGACCGCCTGCTCGGCATCGTACTGATCGGCCAGACCGAACTGGCGCAGAAGCTCAGCGAAAACAACCCGGCGGTGCGCGAAGTGGTGCAGCGCTGCGAGGTGGTGACGCTCTTGCCGCTGACCGACGGGCGGCTGGCAGGCTACCTGAAACACAAAATCGAACGTGCCGGCGGCGACATCACCAAAATTATGGACGAGAGCGCGATTGACGCGGTGGCCGAACGGCTGACGGTGCGCGGCCGCAGCGGGCGCGGGGTGGAAGAGCACAGCCTGCTCTACCCGCTGGCAGTCAATAATCTAGTCAGTGCCGCAATGAATCAGGCGGCCGAGCTGCAGATGCCGGTGGACGGCGACATGGTAAGGGGGGTGTGAGATGAGTGCATTTTGGAACTGGTTTGTACAGGCAAGCTGCTGGCAGGTGCTCGGCAACGCGCTGACCTTGGCGCTGGCGCTGATCATCATCGGCATCGGTATCGGCGAAGCGGTGCGTTATATCCGCATCAGTTGGAAAGGATAACAACCATGTGGCCGGAATTAAAAAACGTTGCTCGGCGCGAAGCTCGGAACTGGTTGATTGCCGCCATCGTGGCAGTGGCCTATGCCGCCATGGCCGGCAGCTGTACCCCGCAGCCTGCCGCCCATCGGCAGCTGGTGGGACAGCCGGATACGGCAGCGGCACGGCTGGCAGCCAAAGAGCGGCAGGCCGAGAGCGAGGCCGTCGAAGCGGTAGCAGTGTACGAACACATGAGCGATCAAGAGCGGATGCGCGGTGTGGTTTTAGAACCGGTGGAGGAATAACGATGAACTGCAATTGTCTGGAAACATACCTTGAAAAAATACAGAAATCTTTAGAGGCCGAAGGTCGGGTAGTCAGTGTCAACCCTACCTTTGTACAGACGGGCTTCCGGATGCCGGATTTGTCTGTTGTGACCTATACCCAAGTGGAGTGGGAAGAAACCGTTACCCGGAAGAATGGGAAACAGAGCAGTAAAAAAATGAAGACATCAGTTACTCATAGCTACTGCCCATTCTGCGGCACAAAAATCCAACCTGCCAAGCAGAAGGAGGAATAAGACATGGTAACCGTAGCAAAATTTATCTGGTATTTGGCCAGCATCGTCTCCGGCGTGTTGGTGTTGACGGTGGCGGCTATGCTGCTGGTGGTGGTGTGTATGGCCGCCTTTAACCGATACGACGATATCTTTATCAACCGGGAGGGCAAATGAAAACCCGTTGTCCCGCCTGCGGTGCGGTGGCCAGCCTCGAAGTGCTGCTGACCCACGATGACGCCCGCAGCCTGATGGTGGCGCTGGCCGGTATCTCCGACGAGCTGGCCAAAGCCGCGCTGCGCTATCTTGGCCTGTTCCGCCCGGGCGAGCGCGACCTGAGCTGGGCGCGGGCGGCCAAACTGCTGGGCGAGCTGGTACCGCTGATTCAGGCGGGCGAGATTACCCGCAAGCGGCAGAGTTACCCCGCGCCGCGCGAGGCATGGATTTGGGCGTTTAACCGCGTTATCGAAGCCCGCGACAGCGGCAAGCTGACCCCGCCCCTGACCAGCCACGGCTTCCTGCTGGAGAACCTGACCTTCTGGACGCCGGACAAAACCGCCGGCACGGCCTTGGCTCCGGCAGCGGATACCGCCCTTTCAGGAAGCCTTAACCCGCAACAACAGACCGCGGCCAGCAGCACCCTGCAAGCGGCCGCAGCCGGTGAGAAGTTTAAGCGATGATGATCCGAAATGATGACCAAAGAAGTAAACAATGCCTTGGTGTCCGGCATCCAACACATGTTCGCCATGCGGTTGCCTGGGCATCCGCCGCTCGATGCGGCCGACGGGACGTATCAGGCATGGATTGCCGCTTTCGATTCGCTGCCGATCGCCTGGGACGACGAGCGCGATGTACCGCGCATCCGACAGGCCTTCGGCGCGTTATGGGCAACCGTAGACCGCTGGCCGACCCCGAAAATGCTGATTGCCTGCATCCCGCCCGTGCCGCCCCCGCCGCAACTGGAAGCTCCGAAAAAGGTGTGGACGGAAGAGGAAATAGCCAGAAACAAAAAGCGTTTGGCCGAAATGTTAGGCATGCTGGCCGACAAGATGATTGAACGAAACCAAATTTTAGACGATGGAAGGAATGAAGATGAGCCAAATTGATATGAGCCAATACAAGAAGGACGCACGCGGCAATCTGGTACCGATTGACAACATCCGCGAAATCGACCTCTTACGCGACGAGTTGGTGATGGAGATTGTCGGTAAGGCGCAGGCGGTGGCCGAGCAGTTGGCCGATTACAAACGAGGGGCGATGGACGACATCAACGCCTTTGTACAGCTGTCCGCCGAACGCTTCGGTGTGGAGCTGGGCGGCAAGAAAAAAGGCAACCTGACCCTGCACAGCTTTGACGGCCACTACCGCGTGCAATATGCCGTACAGGATACCCTGAGCTTCGACGAAGGCTTGCAGGCGGCCAAGGCACTGATTGACGAGGCGCTGCACGACATGCTGGCCGGGGTGACCGATGCCGACGTGTGGACGATTGTGCAGGCCGCGTTTGCAACCGACAAGGAAGGCAACATCAGCACCGGCAAAGTGCTGGGGCTGCGCCGCCTGAAAATCAGCCACCCGAAATGGCAGCAGGCGATGGATGCGGTGGCCGATAGCCTGCAAATCCTGACCAGCAAGGCCTATGTGAGGGTGTACCGCCGCGATGACGAAGGCGATTACAAGCTAATGAACTTGGATATTGCAAAGGTGTAATTATGTGGTTTAGTCAATGTACCGTGTTCAGGCTACCTGAAACCCCGAATGCCGCCCTGCTGGCCGACAAATTGGCCGACGCACCCTTTGCTCCGTGCGGTGGGCTGGATTGGTTTACCGAGGGTTTTGCCGCACCGCAGAGCTTCACCCCCGAGCTGGTCTTTAAGGTTGAACAAACGATGGGGATTGCGTTAAGGCGGGAGGAGAAGGTATTGCCGGGTAGTGTCATCCAGCGGGCGGTAGACGAGCGGGTGGCACGTATTGAGCAACAGGAATGCCGTTCGGTCGGTCGCAAAGAACGGCAGGAATTGAAGGAGCAGGTAACCGATGAGTTGCTGCCGCGTGCCTTTGTCCGCGCCACCCATACCCGTGCACTCTTTGCCGACGGCATGTTGCTGGTGGACAGCGCTGCCGCCTCCAAAGCGGAAAACCTGCTCGCTAAACTGCGCGAAGCCTTGGGCGGTTTAAAAGCCCAGCTGGCACACACCCGCCGAACGCCATCGGCACTGATGACTGAATGGCTGCTGCGCGGCCATGCCGCCGGACGCTTTGAGCTGGATGACATTGCCTCATTGCGAGGCGCGGGTGATGTGCCACCGGAGATACGCATCAAACGGCAAGACCTGACAGCCGAGGAAGTAGCCGGCCATGTGCGCTGCGGCAAGGTGGTGAGCGAGCTGGGCTTGGTTTGGGACGGGCGGGTTGCCTTTGTGCTAACCAGCGAGTTCACGCTCAAACGTATCCAGTATTTGGACGTGCTGCAGGAAGCGGCGGAAAACCACGGCGACAATGCCGCCGACTTGGCCGCTGCTTCGCAGGTCATTGTGTCCGCCAACCTGAGCGCCTTAATCGGCGAGCTGGTTGAATTGATGGGCGGTTGGCAGGAGTAACGATATGGCCAAAGTAATCATTACCATCGAAGACGTGGAAAATACGCTGGACATCGGATGTACCAGTGACGTACCTATGGTGCGCGGTATCTCCTCCAAGAATACCCCGGCACAGAATTATGCCGCCATAGCGATGATGACCATCAATGCCAACGCTCGCCTACGTGGTGAGGAAGTGCAAGATGTCCCAGAGATTAAGCAGTAACCCGCGCGGCACGGCCTGCCGCAATTTAAACAGGAGTTAAACCATGACTAAATCAGAGTTAATCAAAGCCATTGCCGAACACGGCGAATTGAGCCGGGCCGATGCCGAAATCGCGCTGCTGGCCGTGCAACACAGTATCACGAAGGCTTTGGCCAAAGGCGAGCGGATAACCCTGCCCGGCTTCGGGACGTTCAAGGTGGTCGAGACGGCCGCGCGTACCGGCCGCAATCCGCAAACCGGCGAACCGGTCGACATCCCGGCCAAACGCAAAGTGAAGTTCACACCGAACGAGAAGCTCAAAGACTTGGTTAAAGCGTGATGTTCAACCCATGCCGCTGCCACAGTGCGGCGGCATCAGTGGAATATTAGGAGAGTCCAAATGCGTGAACCCAAAGCCCACAAGAAAGCCCGGCTGATTAAGCTATTGCACGTGGCCAAGAACCAGCTGATGCTGGACGATGCTGCCTACCGCAGGCTGCTGGCCAACGTATCGGGCGGCAAGACCAGCAGCACCAAACTGTCGTTGGAGGAGCTGGAACTGGCGCTGCGCGGCATGAAGGCGCAGGGCTTCGTGGTCACCACCAAGGCGCAGGCCGAGAGCGGCAGGCAGGATATCCCGGTGCGCGAGGCAGCGGACGGAGTGGATGCGCAAATCAAAAAAATACGCGCCCTGTGGTTGGAGCTGCACCGCTTGGGCGCGGTACGCAGCCCGAGCGAATTGAGCCTGGCTCGTTTCGTCAGCCGCATGACCGGCGTGGACTATCAGGGCTGGCTGAGCGTGGACGATGCTTCGCGGGTGATTGAGTACCTGAAACAATGGAAAAAACGGGTGGCAGATAAAGGGAGGGAATAATGGTAGACAAATATAACGAGCTGGCTTCCGCCATATTTGATGCGTGGGTCAGGTTGTTGGTGGACAAAGGACTGTCTGAGGAAGAGGCAGAAAAATTGTCGGAAGAGGCGGTTGACTGCATCTTGGATACCTTCAGCGGGGAGAATATCTACATACCGCGTAACATCTCCGCCCGCGCTGCAGCCCGTAACCGTAAAATCTACGATGAGTTTACCGGCTATAATCACGATGAACTGGCACGAAAATACCAAATAACGAGACAGCGGCTGTACGGCATTATTCGCCAAGTGCGCGGGCAGATACTCGCTGAGAAACAGGCCGACTTGTTTGGTACGCCGGAACAATAAGTCTGAATCGCGCACTAAGTCGGTCAGGAAATCGCCTGACCGATGTCTTTTTGAAAGTTGGTATGTTTGCCTATCCTGACCGCCAAACGCGCTAAAAACGCAAATTTGGCGGTTTCAGATTTTTAGGCTCAACGCATTTTTGAAAACGTTTTAAAAGACCGCGGACAAATCCGCGAGCAGAATCCCCGTATCAACCGATGCGGGGATTTTTATGTTTGAGATTTTTCGAGCCGGTACGCATACCGACAACAACGGCCGACAGGTCAATATCAGCGCAGCCGATTTGGCTGAGGCTGTGGCGGCCTACGACCCGAAGCTGCACGAAGCACCGATTGTGGTCGGCCATCCCAAAACCGACGACCCGGCCTTCGGCTGGATCAGTGACCTGAAAACTGAGAACGGCGTGCTGTTTGCCGATTTCGCACAAGTGGATGACGACTTTGCCGGATTAGTGAAGGCCGGACGCTACAAGAAGGTGTCGGCTAGTTTTTACCCGCCGGACAGCCCGAACAACCCGAAACCCGGCGTTTGGTCACTGCGCCATGTCGGTTTTTTGGGTGCTCAGCCGCCCGCGGTCAAAGGCCTTGCCGCCATCAACTTTGCCGAAGGCGAGGTGTATGTGGAGTTTTCCGAGGCGGCGCACGGTATCGCCGCCCGGCTGTGGCGCAATATGCGCGAATGGCTGATTGCCCAGTTTGGCCAAGACGCCGCCGACAAGGTGGTGCCGGACTGGGAAATCGAAGGCATCAAGGAAATGGCCGCCCGGCCCGACCTGCCGCCCGACCCGGTGTTGTTTGCCGATCCCCCTCCCACCCCCAACCCAACCGACCATAAGGAGTCTCCCATGTCTGAACAAGACCAAGCCGCCGCACTGGCTGCCGAAAAGGCCGCACGTGAGAAGGCGGAGGCCGATGCCGCCCAGGCCAAGGCCGAATTGAAGAAGCTGCAGGATGAGCAGGCAAAAGATTTGCGCGATGCCGCCCACCAGCAAAACACCGACTTTGCCGAGGGCTTAGTGAAAGAAGGCCGCCTGAAACCTGCCGACAAAGCCTTGGTGGTGCAGGTGCTGGATTTTGCCGAGCACCCCGAGCACACCACCGCCGACTTCGGCGAGGGCGAGGCGGCGAAGCCGCTGGGCGCTGCGCTGCGCGAGTTTTTGGCGGCGGTACTGCCGCAGCAGCTGCCGACCGGTGAAATGGCTAGAGGTGGCGAAGCACAGGCGGCAGGCAGCCTGAACTTTGCCGAGTATGCCGACCCGACCGAGCTGGATTTGCACCAACGTGCCCAAGCGCTGGCTGCCAAAGAAGGCATTTCCTATGAACAAGCAGTATTCCGCTGCATGAAATAAGGACTGACATCATGAGTCAAAACTATTTGAAAAAATTGCAGGGCGTTTCCCCCATCCTGACCACTGTGGCGCAGGGCTACGCCCCCAACCGCTTTATCGCCGAAACGGTGTTCCCGGTGGTATCGGTGGAAGCCGAAATCGTCAAATTCCCCACCCACGGCAAAGCTGCGTTTGAGGAATACGAAACCCGCCGCGCCATCGGTGCCGACAGCAATGTAATCGTGTTGGACGGCAACGGCTGGGAAACCGTTACGCTGGAAGAGCACGACTTGGCTGCCGGCGTGGACTACCGCGCCGAGAAGGAAGCTTATTTCAGCCAGAAGGCCAAAGCCGCCCGCCGAGTGAAAGACGGCGTGCTGCTGAAAAACGAAATTATCGTGGCCGGTTTGGTGCAGAACGCTTCCAGCTACGCCTCCGGCCACGTCAGAACCTTAAGCGGCACCAGTCAATGGAGCGATCAGACCAACAGCAACCCGCTCGCCGACGTGGATGCCGCCAAGGACAAAATCGCTGAAGCGGTCGGTCTGCGTCCGAACATCATGGTTATTGGTGCGGGCGTGCTGAAACACCTGCGCTACCACCCGAAGCTGCAGGCGCAGCTGGGTGCCAACGATAAAAAACGCATTACGCTCGACATCCTCAAAGACCTGTTCGAACTGGAAGACATCATCATCGGCGAGAGCCGCCTGACCGCCAACGGCCAATTTGCCAACGTGTGGGGCAACCATGTCAGCCTGCAGATCCGCGGTGCCAACAGCGCCGGACAGCCGGCAGACGAAGGCAACCCCAGCTTCGGCTACACCTTCCGCCGCAGCGGCCTGCCCTTCATCGACACTTACGAAGGCGTGGGCGGCAAGGTCGAATATGTACGTTACACCGACATCAAAAAGGCTGTGGTAACCGGCGGCAAATGCGGTTATCTGCTGAAAGACGTGGTGGCTTAAATCAACCGAAAGGCTACCTGAAAATTCAGGTAGCCCGCCAAATACAGGAGCAAGACAAATGGCAAAAACCAAAAAGGCTGTGCTGACCGAAACCATCATCGCGGCAGCCGCCATCGTACAGAAACGTTTCGTGAACTTTGAAGGCAAACAGGCTACCGCCGGACAGCCCGCCGTAGGCGTGTCGGTATACGACGCCGACCAGGGCGACAGTTTGGCCGTGGATGCGCTGGGTATCGTGCTGGTGGAATCCGGCGGCGCATTGGCCGCAGGCGATGCCGTGGCTTCGGACGCGCAGGGCTGTGCGGTAAAACAGGCCGCCTCGGCTGTCACTCTCGGCCGTGCTTTGGACGCTGCCGTCGGCGCCAACGAAGTCATCCGCATCAAACTGGGAGCCTGACCATGATTAAAACCTATATCGCCAACACCCCGCTGATTCTGGCTGATGCCGAGGGCAAGGAGTTCCGTGTCGAAGCCGGTGAAGCCGTAGACCTGACACCCGAGCAGTACGAGCTGGTGGCCGCACATGTGACCGCAGGCAGCATCTCGGACGCAGACTTGGCCGCATCCGGCTACCAGCCGGACGGCACAACACCGGTGCCGGAACAGCCGCCTGCCGAACCGACCCAGCCCGAACAACCGGCTGAGGCCGAAACCGCGCCTGCCGAGACAGAGCAGCCGGCACAGGCTGAAACCGAACAGCTGGAAGAATCTGCCGAGCAGGCTGAAGAACAGTCCAAACCCCGCGGCAGAGGCAAAAAGGACTAGGCTATGTACATCACGCGCGAAGACATCAAGGCTGCCGTCAGCCTGGCCGAGCTGACCCAACTGACCAACGATATCGGCGGCAGCACAGAGCCGGACTGGGCGGTGGTGGACAGAGCCATCGCTTATGCCTGCGAAATTGCCGACGGCTACCTGATGGGTCGTTACACCCTGCCGCTGGAGCCGGTACCCAGCATCCTGCGGCCGGTGTGCAGCGACATCGCGCGCTACTGGCTGCATACCCGCCGCATCAACACTGCCGATTTCCCCAAACCTCTGCAGGCAGCCTACGACAACGCGCTCAAGCTCTTAGCGCAGGTACGCGACGGCAAGCTGCATTTGGGTGTGCGTGCCGACGAGCTGGCCAGCGATACCGAGCGGCCGCAGGCCGAGCGCGGTGCCTACCGGGTGCGCGGCAATGCCAAGCAAAACTGGGGAGGCTACTGATGTCTGCCACCCGCCCGATTCTGATTGCCGTGCGCGATTACTTGGCCGCCGAGCTACCCGCCTACACGGTGGAGCTGTTTCCCGACGACCCGGCCGGCTACCGCTTTATGGCACCGCTGGGCGCGGTGCTGGTCGGTTATCAAGGCAGCAAGTTTGCCCGTCCGGACGGCCTCGGCCTAATCGGCCAGCAGCGCGACGTCACACTGTCGCTGACAGTGTTCGGGCGTGGCCTGAACCATGACGGCGCAGCCTTGGATCTGCTCGACGCATTGCGGCTGGCCATCACCGGCTACCGCCCGCCCGACTGCGAGCCGTGCCACCTGATCAGCGAGCAGTTTTTGGCTGAAGAAGGCGGGGCGTGGCAGTACCAGCTGATTGCCCAAACCGAAACCCAGCAGGTCGAACGCCGCCCGGCGGATACCCGGCCTAAAGTCAGCAGCCTGTATCTGCGGCAGCAAGGCCAGCCGCTCAATCCCGATATTAAACCCAAACCCTAGGAGAGTTTTATGGCAGCAGCATTCCATCACGGTACCGAGACCAAACGCATCGACGGCGGTACCAGCCCGATCTACACCGCCGACGGCGCGATTACCGCCATGGTCGGCACCGCGCCGACCGGCGAAGTCAACAAATTGACTGTGTGTTCCGCCGCCCGCGATTTCTTACCGTTCGGCAGCAGCTTAACCGGCAAAGGCTTTACCCTGCCCGATGCCGCCAATATCTTTACCCGCTACAAGGCCGGCACCGCCTATGTGGTCAATGTGTGCGACCCGGCCAAGCATAAGAGCAGCGTGGCCGACGAGGCATTGACGGTCGATGCCGACACCCTGACCGCCCGCACCGCCCATCCGGCCTTGCAGGCAGGCTATACCGTGAAAGACGGCGGCAATACCCTGAACGAGGGCAGCGACTACACCGTTACCGATGCGCTTGCCGGGGAGATTGTGTTCAAAACCAAACCCACCGCGCCGACCATCAGTTATACCTACACCGACCCGTCCAAAGTAACCGAAGATGAAATCATCGGTGCCTATGTGGCCGCCACCGGCCAGCGTACCGGACTGCAGGCGGTGATTGAAGGGTTCAACCGCTTCGGCGCCGATGCCAAAATCATCATCGTGCCGGAGTACGACAAGACCGCCAAATGCCGCGCCGCCATCGAAGTGCTGGCCGAGCAGATTAAGGCCATCGGCTATGCGGCAGCGCCGCAGCAGACCACCCTGAGCAAAGCCATCGAAGGCCGTGGCCCGTTGGGCAGTATCAACTTTCAAACCTCCAGCGACCGCATGATGCTGTTCTATCCCTATGTGTTGGGTTTGCTCGGCGTGGAGAGCCTGGCTACCCACGCTGCCGGCCTGCGTATGAAGACCGACGTGGAACAGGGCTACTGGTACAGCTCGTCCAACCGCGACCTGCTGGGCGTGACCGGCATCGAAATGCCGCTGACCGCCCGTGCCGACGATCCGCAGAGTGACACCAACCGGCTGAATGAAAAAGGCATCACCACGGTGTTCAATAGCTACGGCACCGGCTACCGCCTCTGGGGCAACCGTCTGGCCTGCTTCCCGACCGTGTCCCACATCAAAAACTTCGAGGTGGCACAGCGTACCGGCGACGTGATTGACGAATCCATCCGCCGCTTCGAATTGCAGTATATCGACCGCCCGATTGACGATGCCCTGATTGACAGCCTGCTCGGCTCCATCCGTACCTATCTGGGCACCCTGCAATCCATCGTCGGTTACAGCGTGGACTTGGATTATGACTACGACTTGGTGGATGCTTTCAGTAAAGGCCAGGTGCCGCTCAAATACGAATACACGCCCAAGCTGCCGGCCGAGCGCATCAGCAATGCCAGCGTGATGACCCGCAAATATCTGGCCAACTTGGTCAGCCAACGATAAGGAAGGAATGAAAGATGTCCGATATCAAAGTGATTTACAACGCCAATGTCTACATCGACGGTAACGACCTGTTGGGCAAGGCCAGCGAGTTCAAACTGCCGGAGTTTGAGTTTGAGCAGGACGAGTACAAAGGACTGGGGCTGAAAGGCACGGTCAAGCTGCCGATGGGCGTGGCCGCACTCGAGGGTGAGATTACCTGGAACAGCTTTTTCCCCGAAGTGGCGCGTAAAGCCGCCAACCCCTACAAAGCGGTGCAGTTGATGGTGCGCGCCAACGTGGAGACCTACGACACCACCGGCCGCGTGAAGGAAGTGCCGCTGGTGACGATGGTAACCGCCACCTTCAGCAAGAATGCGCTGGGCGGCTACAAACCGAAAGAAAAGGCAGAGTTCAGTTCAACGTACCAGACCACCGAAATCCGCCAAGTGTTAGACGGGCGCGAAGTGCTGTACTACAACGCCCTGCGCAACGAATACCGCGTGGACGGCGTGGACGTGGAAGAGACCTACCGACGCAATATCGGGGCTTAATTTAGAAAACGTTTTAAAAGACCGTGGACAGCCCCACAGGCAAAATCCCTACATCAAATCCGATGTAGGGATTTTTATTTACCACCGGCGGTTTTGTCAGGCCGCGCCGCCCGGCCAATTTGAAAAAGGATTGCAAAAATGGCTCAGAACGAAGCACAAAAATTACAACAAAAAATCGGTGTTACCCAGACCATCCAGCTGGTACAGCCGATTGAGACACCAAACGGCACGGTTACGGAAGTGACCACCCGCCGCGTGCTGGTGAAAGACTACAAGCGGGCAGCCGAGTTGTACCCGAACAGTGCGGCCTTACAGCAGATCCATGTCATGGCCTTGGCTTCCGGTCTGATGCCGGAGGATTTCGAGAATATGGCGTGGGAGGATTACAGCAAGCTGCAGACGTTTTGTATTGGGGCAAATTGATTGGGATAGCTACCACCAAGCCGCTGCCGATTTGGCTTGGTGGTTTGGCTTTTCGCCCAAGATGATTGAAGAAATGTCGCCGGATGAGATTTTGATTTGGCAGCAGCAGGCCAACCGGCAGGTTAAAGCGAAGTATTCGAAGATGTAGAGCCCGGCTGTTTCCAGTATCGGAACAGTCGGCAGATGCCGGTAATAAGCACGGCAAGGGAGAAGCTGGCGGCGGTAAAGACCACACCGGCAGGCCATGCCAGTATCAGCCCAAAGACGGCAAACCCGAACAACGCCGTCCAGAAGCCGACAGCCGCCCACATGCTGGCAAACAGCCACAGGGAAGCGGTGGCCACCATCAGACAAAACAGTATGGCGGCCAGTGAGAGGGTGAAATTGTTTTTGAAGTCAAGTTCCATAAGTTGATTATTAGCACAGGTAAACCAGTATGGCAAAGGAATTTTTAGTCGGTGTAACCATTGCCGCCGCATTGAAGGCCGGATTTACCACAGTTTTCGGCCGCGCCGAGCGTACCGCCAAATCTCTAGGCTCGGCCATCAAAGAAGCGACCCACGCCAATGATGCGTTTGGTCGCTCTATCCGTCAGCAGCAGAGGCTGATGCCCTCGCGCAACCTGTCCGAACAGAGCCGTGCCTTTGCTGCCATGACAATGCAGATCCATCGTGCCACCCGCGCCCAGAACGACCTGAACAAGGCGATTGCCGGCCAGCGGGCAGCACAACAGCACCGCCAGCAGCTGCGCTCCGAGATGGTGGAGACAGCCGGCCATGCGGCGGTTATCGCTGCGCCGGTGGTCGGGTCTATCCGTAAATTTATGGAGCAGGAGGATGCGTCTGCCAACCTGAAAATCTCCATGATGCGCCGCGACGGCAGCTTCGGCCGCTTCAACGAAATCGACCGGCTGACCACCGAATGGGGCGCCGCCCTGCCGGGGAATAAAACCGATTTTACCAATATGGCGCTCGGCTTGAAGAGCCAGGGTATTTCGGATGAAACCATCATCAACGGCGGCGGTCTGGCTACCGCCCGGCTGAATACCGTGATGGGCATTCCGATCGCCGACGGCAGCTTCTTTGCCAAAAACATGGAGGCGCACGGCATCAAAGAATCCGAGCTGCTACGCTCGGCCGACCTGACCCAGCGCGCTTATTTTGCTGCCGGCCTGACCAAGGAGGACATGTATCAAGCCATGTCCTACTATGCGCCGAAGGTTAATACCCTCGGCCTGACCGGCTTGGAGAATCAGAAACAGATTTATGCAGTGGAAGGTTTGGCTGCCAATAAGGGGCTGGAGGGTTCCAGCTTCGGTACCAACTTCAACATGATGCTGAGCCAATTGTCCAAAGGGCCGACCATGATGGAAATGGCCGCCAAGGGCATGCGGGCGGAAGTCCGCGATATGGTGGAGAAATCCGGCGCCCACTTCGACTTTTTCAACAAAGACGGCAGCCTGAAATCACTGCGTGAGATTACCGGCACGCTGGAATCCGAGTTCGGCAAAGTCCGCGCCCGCTTCGGCGATAAAGGCGTGATGGATGTGGCGGACGCTTTATTTGGCCAAGAAGGCGGCCGCGTGGCTTCTATTCTCGGTCAGGCAGGCCTGGGCGGATTCGATGCCATGATTGCCAAGATGGAGCAACAGGCTTCACTGGAAGACCGGATCAAAGTCAAAACCGGCACCCTGTCAGGCGCAATAGAGGCGCTGGGCGGGATGGCCGAAAATGCCGCCGCCAAGTTCGGCGAAGTATTCGCACCTGATTTGAAACGGTTTGCCGCCTATGGCCAAACCATGATTGAGCAATATGCCATGCCTTTTATCAGTAGGCATAAAGAAGCCATTAAGGTGGTTGCCGGATTAGCGGTTGGTTTGATTGGCCTCAAACTGCTCTTCCTTGGGTTTGCTTATGCGGGTTCTTTGGTTGCCATGCCTTTCCGTTCAATGTGGACGGGATTTCAGAAAATCCGCTCCATGCGCAATATGTGGCGGCTGTTCCGCATGAGCGGGGTATCGCGCGGCGTGAGCCTGCTGCGTACCTTCGGCATGTCCGCCCAATGGGCGACCCGCATTGCTGGCGGACTCGGCAGGGTGGCTGCACCGTTTACCTCGGTATTCGGCCGCATCGGCCAAGGTGCCGGCGTATTCGGCAAACTGAATGTGGCATTGGGCTTGGTGCGGCAGGGCTTTATGTTTCTTGCCCGTTCGCTGCTGACCACGCCGGTCGGTTGGGCGATTATGGCCATCGCCCTAGCGGCCATGTTGATTTACAAATACTGGAATCCGATCAAGGCGTTTTTTGCCGGCGTGATTGACGGCATTATGAAAGGGCTGGAGCCGGTCAAACCAACCTTAATCGCACTTGGCGAGGCGTTCAGCGGTATTTGGGCAGCAGTGCGGCCATTCGTGCAGCCGATTATCGATTGGTTTGGCGAGCTGTTCAGCGTCAATCAGGTGGCCGAAGGCAGCGCCCGCAGTTTCGGTGAGACCTTTGGTTTGGTTATCGGCGGCATCCTGAGTTCGGTGGTGCAAACCGGCGCCATGATTTTGGACGGTTGGCGCATGATTTTCGACGGCATTTCCTCGCTGGTCGGCTCGGCTTGGACGGAAATCAAAACCGCCTTTGACGGCGGCCTGCTCGGTATCCTCGGCCTGATTCTCAACTGGTCGCCCATTGGCGCGTTCTATTCGGCCTTTGCGGCCGTTCTCTCGTGGTTCGGCATCGACCTGCCGGCCAAGTTTACCGAGTTCGGCAGCAACATTATCCAAGGGTTATGGAACGGGCTAATCGCCAAATTCGAAGCGGTTAAGGGCTGGTTTGCCGAGAAGGCGGCGTGGTTTAAAAATGCCTTTGCCCAAAGCAACCAGATCCGATCGCCAAGCCGCGTGTTCCGCCGTTTTGGCGGCTGGATGATGGAAGGCCTACAAATCGGTATCAACCAAGCCGCACCGCGCCCGTTGGCCGCTATCGGCTCGGTTTCGCGTGGTTTGCAACAGCGTTTTAGCGACAACACTTCCTCGTTGGCCGCTTCAATGGCCGCCAACAGCGCCGAACTCTCTGCTGCACGGCAAGGCACGGCTGCGGCAGGCGGCATCACGGTGCATTTCTCTCCAACCATCAACGTGCCCGGTGGTGATGCGGGGCAGATTCAGGCAGCTATGCAGATGAGTTATCGCGAGTTTGAGCAATGGTTTGAACGGCTGATGGCCGATAAAGCCAGGAGGGCTTATTGATGTTTGCCATGTTGGGCGATATCCGTTTTGAATTATTGGGCAGCTTTACCGACCTTGAAGAGACCCACGGCGCCAGCTACGCCAAGCACGAGGTGCTGGCCGGGCGGCCGAGGTTGCAGGCGATGGGCAACGATCTGACCCAAATCCGCTTCGGCATCAAGCTGCATTGGAAGCTGGGCGATGTGGACGCAGCCTACAAGGGCTTGATTGCGGCCAAAGAGGCACAGCAGGCGGTGTCCTTGGTGTTCGGCTCCGGCCGTTTTGTCGGCTGGTTTGTGATTGAGTCGCTGACCGCCCGCACCCTGCTGCAGGACGGGCGCGGCCGCACCGCCGCCCGCGAGCTGGACGTGAGCCTGACCGAGTTTGTCGGCGACCCGAACAACCCGCTGCCGACCCCGGGCGTGGCCAACGGCCAAAACCCGCTGCTCGCCATGTTGCCAGAGTCGGTGCGTGCCCCTTTGTCCAAAGTGGCCGATGCGGTGCAGACTGGGGTACGCATTTACCGCAGCGTCGAGCAGGAGGTCGGCCAGCTGCAAACCCTGATTAACCATGCGCGCGAGCTGAAACACGACCCGCTGGCCTTGTTCGGCGTGGTGGGCGATGCGGTCAATCTCGGCGGTACGGCGCTGGGTAAATTGAACAGGCTGCCTGAGGTCGGCAAATACATCGGCAACCTGTCCGGTGCGGCCGAAATGCTGGCCTACGGCGGCCAGGCGGCGCGCGAACTCTCCGGCGGTTTGGCCGCGCTGCGCAACGGTGCGCAAAGCGGCGCGGTGGGCGGCTGGCTGGAAGGCGGCGCGGCGGCTATTGCCTCAGCCGCCGACAGCCTGAACAACGGCGCACGCGGTGCGCAAAGCCTGACCGCGTGGCTGGCCGGCAGAAAGGACGGGACGAAATGAGCGAATCGGTATTAAGACACCTGACACGCGAGGGCGACCGCTGGGATTTGATTGCCTGGCGATACTACGGCAACCCTTTGGAAATCTCCCGCCTGATTGCCGCCAACCCGCACCTGCCGGCGGCCGAGCAGTTTGCCGCCAACCTGACCGTGTTTGTACCGGTTATCCCGGCCAAACCCCAAACCCAAGCCGACATGCCGCCGTGGCTGCGCGGCGATAACGGAGACGACGATGCAGATGCCTAACCTCCATCTGGGTGCCTTGCTTTCAGGTAGCCTGAACAGTACGACCAGCCATCCGGTGACCCTGCCCAAGGTCATCATCAAATACGAGCAGAAGGATATTACTAGCGACATCCAGCCCTATTTGTTATCGGTGAGCTACACCGATTACTTGGAAGGCCAATCGGACGAAGTGCAGGTGGAGCTGGAAGACGTGGACGGCCGCTGGCGGCAGCAGTGGTATCCCGAGCAGGGCGACAAAATCAGCCTGGAAATCGGCGACCAGATTAACGGCATGCTTAAGCTGGGCAGCATGGAGCTGGCCGAGATTGAGTACCACCATCCGCCGTCCGTGATTACTCTGAAAGCGCTGTCCACCGGCATCACCAAATCCAACCGCACCCAGCGCGGTCGTGCCTACGAACACACCACGCTGGCCGACATCGTGCGCCGCATTGCCCGGCGGTTGCACCTAAAGGTAACCGGCACCATCCGGCACATCCCAATCGAGCGCGTGACCCAGTATCAGGAGCGTGATGTGGAGTTTCTGACCCGTTTGGCCAAAGAGTACGGCCACACCTTCAAGATTGTCGGCAGGCAGTTGGTTTTTCAGGCTAATGATGCATTGGCCGAACAAAAGCCGGTGGTGGTGTTGCAGCCGGAAGACATCAAAAATTTCAGGCTGCGCGACCTGATTAAGGGCGTACCGCAGGAAGCAGTGGTGAGCGGCTACGATGCCAAACGCAAGACCACGCGCCGCACCCGCCGCCAAAGCCGCGCATTGCGCCCGGGCGGCAAGCGCGCCAGCAGCGGCGACACGCTCAAAATCGTGGCCAACCGCGGCGAGAGCCAGGCGCAGGTCAATGCCCGTGCCGATGCCGCGCTGGCCAATGCACAGCAAAGCCAAGTAGCCGGCAATTTCTCCATAGTCGGCAACGCCAAGCTGGTGGCCGGGCAGACCGTGCAGCTCAAGGGGTTTGGGAAGTTTTCTGGCAAGTATTTGGTCAAGCAGGCTCGGCACGAAATCCGGCGCGGCGGCGGCTTTACCAGCGATTTGGAGGTCAAAATGGTCGAATATGTGCCGGACGAGCCGCCGCAGCCGGCCACCGCAACCCAACCCAAAAAACAGGCAGCCAAAAATGCGAACCCATGACTTTACCGCCACCCTGCAGTTCGGCACGGTTTCGGCCGTGGACGCGGCCAAACACGCGGTGCGCGTGACCGTGCCGACTTTGGACGACATCCAAACCGACTGGCTGCCGGTGGTCAGCCTGGGCGCGGGCGGCAACCAGTTCTACGCGCTGCCCGACCCCGGCGCGCTGGCCGTGTGTTTGTTGGACGCGCGCGGCGAGGGAGGTGTGTGCCTCGGCGTCATCTACAACGAGCAGGACGGCACGCCCGCCGCCGATGCGAATATGTGGCTGCGGAAATTCAGCAACGGCACCGTCATCAGCCACAACCGCGCCGACGGCCAGGTAACCGTGGACACGCCGGGCAAGGTGGTGGTTAAGGCTGCCGCCAAGGTAGAGATTCAGTCGCCGGAGACCGAAATCACAGGCAACGCCACGGTCAAGGGCATGCTGACCTACACCGCCGGCCTGACCGCCTCCAACGGCGGCGGGGGCGATACCGCCAGCATCGAAGGCACCGTGCGCATCAACGGCGAAATCATCCTCAACGGCATCCCGCTCTCCGGCCACGTCCACCCCGGCGACTCCGGCGGCACCACCGGCGGCATGCAGGCCGGCTGACCACCGATTTTTGAAAACGTTTTACAAGACCGCGGACAAGCGCCGCAGCACAATCCCCGTATCCGACCCGATACGGGGATGTTTTTTTAAAGCCGTTTAAAAGACCCGCCCCCCGCCGATTAGTCAGAATAAGCCCATGACGACACCGACCACCCCGCGCAGCCGCCACTGGCAGCCCGCCCCTCTCGCGAGCGGGCAGGACATTGTGCAAGACCTCGACGACATCAACCAGTGCATTGAAAACATCCTCGCCACCCGCAAGGGCAGCGACGTGCTGCGGCCGGATTTCGGCAGCAATTGGTTCGACTACATCGACTACCCGGAAGACGAATTTATCCCCAACACCGTGCGCGAGGTCATCCTCGCCATCCAAACATGGGAAAAGCGCGCGCTGGTCGAGCAGGTCACGTTTGACGGCCACGCCCCGCATATCACCATGACCGTGCATTGGCGCGTGGCGGACGATGTGGCGGGCGAAATCTACCGCACCGATATTGCAATAAAGGCTACCTGAAAATGGATTTGAGCAAACTGAAACGCGAAGAGGTCAAGATTGTCGACGACGACTTGGCACAGAGCCTGGCCGCCATGATTGCCGACTACGAGCAACGCGCGGGCAAGGTATTGCAGCCGGCGCATATCGAACGCCTGCTGATCAACACCTTTGCCTACCGCGAGCATTTATTGAGGCAGCAGGTGAACGAAGCCTACCGCCAGCAGCACCCGCGCTTTGCCACCGGCCTGATGCTGGATTTGTGCGGCGATGATGTGTCCACCCCGCGCCTGCAGGCGCAGCCCGCCCTGACCACCCTGCGCTTTAGTGCAGTATTGAGCGGTTTGGAACAAATTGCCGTACCCAAGGGCACGCGGGTCAATGCCGGGCAGACCAGCTTTGCCACCGCCGAAGCTGCCCTGCTGACTGCCGCCCAAAGCAGCGCCGAAGTGGCCGCCGAATGCACCGAAACCGGCACAGTCGGCAACGGCTGGTCGGTCGGACAAATCAACAGCCTGGCCGAGCGGCTGCATCCGACAATTGATGTGGCCGTTAGCAACACCACCGTTTCCGCCGGCGGGGTGGAAATTGAAGACGACGAAGCCTACCGCGAGCGCGTGTTGCTGGCACCGGAGAGCTTTAGCGTAGCCGGGCCGGTGGGTGCCTACCAATATTGGGCGCGGCAGGCGAGTCCGGCGGTGGTGGACGTGTACGTGGCCAACGATACCGACGGCGGCGGCCAGCCTATAGGCGGGCGGGTGGCAGTGACCGTGCTGGTCAAAGACGGCCTGCCCAATGCCGAGCTGATTGGCAAGATTCAGGCTGCCTTATCGGCCGAGAAACGCCGCCCGCTGTGCGACACCGTGGTGGTTAAAGCCCCGACCGCCGTCGATTACACGCTGGACGCCGAGCTGACCCTGTTTACCGGCACCGATGCCCGCACCGCCAAAGCGGCGGCCGAGCAGGCATGGGCGGTATATGAAGCCGCCCGCCGCAGCCGGCTCGGCTTGGACATCGTGCCGCTGGACATCATGAGTGCCCTGAAAGTGGCCGGTGTTTATAACGTGGTGCTGCATAACCTGCCGCTGACCGTGGTCAAGCCCGACCAGTGGGCACGCTGCACCAGTACCACCATCCGCATTGCCGCACAAACGGCGGAGGGTTAGACGATGGCCAAACTCTCCTATGCCGCCGTCATCGAACGCGACCAACGCGCCCGCGCCCTGGCCGAATTGGGATTGCGTTTGGATTTGGCCGAGCTGCCGCAGCTGATGCCGCGCCTGGTCGATCTGGTCGCCCCCGAACACCTGCCGCTGTTGGCCGAGAGCCGCAGCATCTTGGGTGCCGACGGCTACTGGCTGGCCGAATCCGACGATGCGCGGCGCAAGCTGATTAAGGGTGCCTACGAGCTGCACCGCTACAAAGGTACGCCGTGGGCAATCCGTGAGATCGTGCGGCGGCTCGGGTTTGGTGAGGTGCGGATTATCGAAGGGCTGAACGGCCAAACCTACGATGGCAGCATCAACTACAACGGCAACCATGTTTACGGTGCCGGCAGCTACTGGGCGCACTACCGCATCATCATGAACAGCGTGATTACCAACGACCAGGCCGCGCTGTTGCGCAAAACGCTGGCCGCCTTCGCGCCGGCACGCTGCCTGTTGGCAGCCTTGGATTATCAGGCCGTCCCTCTGCGTTACAACGGGCGGGCGGCCTACGACGGCAACTTTAACTTTGGAGCAGCTTAAATGGCGAATATCACGGAAGAACTGAACAACCCGCAATGGGCGGAAGGTATCTACCAGCTGGAAACCACCGACCCGGTATTGGGCGGGCCGAACGGCATTGCCAACCGGCAGGCCAAGGAACTGGCTGCGCGGACGCAGTATCTGAAGAAGAAGCAGGAGGAGTACAGACCGGGTGCGGCCAGCACTACTAAGGCCGGCATCGTACAGCTCTCGTCTGCCACTGACAGCAACAGCGAAGAGCTGGCAGCCACGCCGAAGTCGGTGAAGGCGGCTTACGACAAGGCTGTTGAATCTGCCGGCAAAGGCTTGCCCGTAGGCGCAGTAATCGGTTTCCCCCGCGCGATAACCAGCCAAGAAGGCTTTTTAAAGGCCGACGGCAGCACTTTTGCCCAGGCTACCTATCCCGACCTGTATCGCGTACTGGGCAGCAACAGGCTACCCAACCTCACGCGCTCCGACATCGGCATGACTGCCTACTTCCCGATTGCGGACATCCCGGACGGCTGGATTAAGTACGACGACATCGCTACCAAGGTAACGCAGGCCGCCTATCCCGAACTCTATCGCAAGCTGGTGGCGCAGTACGGCAGTATTGCCAACGTCAAGCCGGTAGATGATTACTTTGTGCGCAACGTGGGCAGCAGCGGCCAAATCGGCCAACAATACCCGTGGACGGTAGGCGACCACCATCATGTTTTTGGGCTTGTGGCCTACGGCAACGACGACCTGCTGCTCAAACGCCTGCCGGTGGATAAGTATTACCCCAACCAAATAAAAGCAGGCGACCCGATGTTTGTCATCTACGGACAACTGGGCGGCAATGAGGGCAAAAACAACGGTACGGATATGTTTTCGGCGGTACATGAGCAAGCGGCTATCGGGAAATACTCGCAAAAACACGCCATCCCCATCACTTACGACCACGCCTACACCGACCAATACACGCCCAAACCCTATTATCAGGACAACACCCCGAAATACATCGGCATGGTGCTATGCATCAAGGCCAAAGACAGCCTGGATGACATCGTATTTTGGATTAAGGCTTACGGCAAAGTGACCAATGCCGGAGCACTGGATGCCTCCACTCTGGCCGCACAGTTGCAGGACAAGGCCGACAAAAACCATACCCACCGCGCCGCCGACATCAGCGACTTGGGCGATGCGATTAAGCAGCAGATGGCCGCCGCCATGCAGCACCAAGCCGGCACCAACGGCTACACCAAACTGGCCAACGGTCTCATCGACCAATGGGGCGAGATGTTGATGGGCTGGCAAGGCGAGGGGCCGGTGAAAGTAGTGTTTCCGATTGCGTTTACCTCTGAGTGTTTCAACGTGCAAATCACCGTCAAAAGCAGCGGCCGGTCGGGCTCGGTGGGCACGGACTTAACCATCGGCGCGGGAGAAATAACGGCCACCGGCTTTAGCGCCATGCTTAACACATGGGCTCAAGGTGCGGCGGCCAATGATTTCCAAGGCTTCGCTTGGCGCGCCATCGGCAAATAACGGGAGATGACTCATGACACTGTATTACTCACAATCCAACGGCGGTTTTTACGACGACCAAATCCACAGCACCGTGCCGGATGATGCGGTAGCCATCAGCCCCGAGCAGCACGCTGCCTTGCTGGCGGGGCAGTCTGGCGGACAAGTGATTATGCCGGGCAAAGACGGCAAACCCGTGCTGGCCGAGCAGCCGCCCTGCCCATCCAGTACTTGGGACGGCGAGCAATGGCACATCGACCCCGAGTGCGCTGCCCGGCTCAAAGCTGAGCAGCAGGATGAGATGTGGGAGCGCATCAAAGCCAAGCGATACGACAACCTGCGGCACGGGGTATTTGTCAAAAGCGTGGGCAAGTGGTTTCAAACCGATGATGCCAGCCGCACCCAATATTTGGCGCTGGCAGTCATGCCGAGGCTACCTGAAAAGCTGGCTTGGAAAACGATGGACAACAGCTTTGTGATTATGACCAAAGCCCTGCTGGGTGAACTGATGGAGCAGATGCTGGTGGACGAGCAGGCCGACTTTGCCAACGCCGAACGTCACAAAGCGGCGATGGAAAAAGCTGAACATCCGCTGGAATACGACTACAGCGACGGCTGGACGGCCAACTACGAACAGTCCGCCGCCGAGCTGGAGGAGGCTGAAAAATGAGCGAACAGCAAATCTACCTCGCCCTCTACCGTGGCCGCCGCGACGGCAGCGGCTGGCGTGTGTGGTGTGCCCGAGCCACCGACTGGCTCACCCGCATTCTCACCCGTGGCCAGTACAGCCACGCCGAAATTGCGGTGCGCGAGCATCCGCAGGCATCGGTTTATACCTGCTACTCCGCTTCCATTCGTGACAAGGGCGTGCGCTGCAAAGTGATGCCGCTGCCGGCGGCTAAATGGGATTTGATTCCATTGCCCTCCACCCCGGAGGCACACGAGCAGCTGCAGCGGGTATGGACGGCCACCGAGGGGCAGGGTTACGACCTGATGGGCGCATTGGGTATCGCTTTCGGACTGCCGCAAAACCGCCACCGCTGGTTCTGCAGCGAATGGTGTGCGACAGCCCTAGGGCTACCCGCAGGCTGGCGCTGGTCGCCCAACGACCTCGCTGTTATCGTACCCGCCCTATATAAGGAGGAGGCATGAAAATACCCGCCACAGGGGCGGGTATACGCAATAAGTAAGACGGCGGCGCGGCCGGTGTTTGCCCACCAAACCGCGCCAGCCACGCAGAGCGAGCCTGCATGACCCAAGGCCGCCACCTCTAGAGGCGGGCGGATTCTAACATACCGGTAATGCGGGAGCTGCAAAAATGCAATATCGTTGCAAAAACTGCAATAAGCTGTTGGCCAAAGGCGAGGGGCAATTGGAAATCAAATGCCCGCGCTGCAAGGCGGTCAACCAATTTGGTTCTTTAACAACCCGGAGTGCCCGCGAGCGCCAAACTTCAAGGAGCAAGCATCATGGGCAACATCCATCCCGTCAGTCCGCTTAGGGGCTGGCTGGGCGGCAAATACCGCCTGGCCGGTACCATCATTCCGTTAATCCCGTCAGACCATACCTGCTACGCCGAAGTGTTCGGCGGTGCGGCATGGGTGCTGTTCAAAAAGCCGCCATCCAAAGTGGAGGCCATCAACGACATCAATGCCGATGTCATCAATTTATATAGGTGTGTCCAAAACCACCTGCCAGAACTGCTGCGGCAGGCCGAATACCTGTTGCCCAGCCGCGATGAGTATTGCCGGCTGCAGCATTGCAATCCCTCCACCCTAACCGACATCCAGCGTGCGGTGCGCTTCCTCTATCTGCACCGCATGGGTTTCGGCGGGAAGGTAGCCGAGTTCTGCTGCGCTGCCACCAGCACCCGCCCGCCCAAGTTCCGCGCCGACCGGTTGGCCGAGGAGCTGCAACACAGCCACCGCCGCCTGCAGGGTGTGATGCTGGAGCGGCTCAATTACGACGACTTCATCGCCCGCTACGACAAGCCCGGCACCTTCTTCTACATCGACCCGCCGTATTGGGACTGTGAGACGATGTACGGCAAAGGCATCTTCGCTAAGGCAGATTTCGAACGGCTGGCCGAGCAGCTACGCCACATCAAAGGGCGCTTCCTGCTGTCGATTAACGACGTGCCGGCCATTAGGGAGATCTTCACCGGCTTCCAGTTTAAAGAGGTCAGCCTGCGCTACAGCATCAATAAGGAGATTACTACCGAGGCTGACGAGCTGTTGATTGCCAACTACCCCATCAACATAGAGTAG